ATGTGAAAAATGAATTTAAGAAAGGTGAAATACAGTCTTCGCCAGAAATTGCAGAATTTGAAGTTGTAATACAGGTTAACCAAAATAATAATAGTAATGCGACACAAGATAATAATGAGTTTAGCAAAAAAAATAATGATATAGTTTATAATATGGGTTGTGTATTAGAAAAAGAAACAGAAGCAAATGTGAGAGAACCATCTACTATAAAAAAAGGAGAAGTAACAAACGTCAAATTGCCTATGGAAACAAATAAGTTGAATAGTTATATTGCTCTTTCTCCCAAAGACGGAAAGTATTTTCCAAGTAGTTTTCAATTAAAAATTACCAACAAGGTAGATGTAAACAAATACAATTACGAACTGTGGGGAACCACTCCTGGAATAGAAGGTGCCCCCTCCAATGGGGTGTTGACCAGCAACAACATTACATCTATGCCTTATCCTACTGATTTATATGAGGTAAAAGGGACCAATTTAGTAATTGGAAATATTGATATAGGCAATAAGGCTTTGAATATCATATCTATCGGGAACATTTTCGATGAAAATTTCAATATCGTTGGAAATGTAGATAGTTTAAACAACGATATCATTATCAATTGCGATAAAGCAGAGAATATCACCGGATTACTTATTTATATTGGTGCCCCCGTTCCCATTCAATAATAATGTTATTATCAAACAACATTATTATATTTTACCTTTTTCGCTATTTACAGACCCTTTTTGTAATCAACCACATAAGGATTGGACTGAAGGTTCAACATCATTTCAGGTGCAGTGCGCTCCATCTGGATATTTGTGTTATATTCTTTCACGTTTCCAGACAATACGCCCATACCAGACACGTCGGGTGCTTTATAAGGCATATTTCCGCTAATTGAACGCTCATTCTTTAACATTCCATCTCGTTCTTTCTGTCTCATATTCACATCGCTGTTCAACAAAGACATGTTGCCTTTTACCATATAACCATCGATTGTACTGGATTTGATATCATTGTTGCGTTGATTGTAACCAGCCTCATAGGAAGTAGTTTGGCGAGCGCCTGCTCCCGCTCCGGCATTACCAGCGTAGTAGAAGTTACCCGTTTCGTTTCTTGTAGTATCTGCGACTTGATGATCGGTAACATTATATGCACCGCCGCGTTGGTTCGCATTTACATTCATATGAAATTTGGAATTTTCGGTGGTTTCGCGAATAGTAGGTGCAGGTTTATCCGCAGGATTGAATACATAACTTTGCGACACAGATGACCCAGGATTTTGATAAGGACGCATTGTACCAATCATATTTTCCTTACGAGAAGGTTTCAGCATATCCAATAATGGCGCAACTGCTGCACCTATACTGCTACCAACTACTCCGAAATATCCATCATTTTGGTTAGCAGAGCGATTGTTCGTATATGCCTTATTAGAACGAATGCTGTAATCATTATCACCTGCGCTACTGCGACCTCTCGCATTCGCAACGCCTACAGGTACAGCCCCGAATTGTTGATTATGCGAAGGCATATATTCACCTGGAACATAGGCAGCATCGTGTTGAGCACCTGCAATGCCTGCATAATCGGTGCTTGTTTCAGGACGCGTGACGTGACTTTCAACTGGAATAGAACGAAGAGAATGTCCTTTTTCTAAACCACCGGTTACGAAGAGTCTTCCAATGTCGTTTCCTCCGACATTACGTTCATCCAATGCGAATGCACGTTCAGGTCGATGTTTTTCCATTATGCCCATTTGTTCAGCAGTAGCAATGTGTTTGATATGACTATTAGCAGGGCCTTCGTGGCCCATGAGAGACACACCAGATGCTCTTGGATTGCTATCAACACGAAGTTCATCCACCGTTTTCGGTTGCCATGCCTCGCGGTTCATCATTCCCGAGTTGAAACCGTCCGCACCTTCCGTTGTATATCCTAAACCTAATCCAGGGGCAACTTGTTTCTCTTCAAAAGGATTTACATTGGACATTTTCATACTGGGGTTGATGCGAGATTTTACAAATTCGGTTTGATTAGGTGCTCCGTGTGCCCATTGCAGATTGTCTTCTGGTGTAAATAGAGGCGATTGTTCTTTTTTGGTAATGTCTTGGGAGCCAGTGCCTGTATAAGAATCCAATAGACCTTCGTATGAATTTGCGTCTTTCACCGTACCGCGAATATTTCCGCCGAAATAAGGGGTCATGTTGTTATGTTCAAAGTAGTTTCCAGAAACACGTTGACCATTCATTGAAACGTAGTCTAGATTGTTTGATTCATTTGAACTCGATTGAGGTGGTTGAAAATACTTATCCGTATATACGCCAGATTGGTTATTGAACTTATTCAGAACAGTTAATTCAGCGGTATTGTCCAAATCAGATGATTCCACGCGATCTGCTTGCAAGTAATTTGCGTCCGGGATATTTGTATTGGGCAAGTCGTTCTGATTTTCAAAATTTTCTTGATTTTTTTCTTGTTTGGTTTGTTTATCCACTAAATACAAACCTGTTAAAGCAAATAATGGTACAACAACTTCCATTTATATTATGTAAATATAAATTTATATATGATATTTACAAAACATTACTTTTCGTTTGATACATTGCATCTTTATACACACTTGTCGATTTTGCCGTTTGTGCATATGGAGGAACCAGTCAAATAAAATGGATTGCTATTTTGAACAACTGGAACCTTGGGTTTGAAATTGTCTTTCTCTAAAATTCTAGATTGAAGATTGTTAGGGAATTTTTTCTCGAGGTTTGCTTGCGGATTCAGAATAGGTTCTTCCCATCGCATTTGTTCTAAATCTCTGTATTTCCAAGCGGGATGCGTGGATCTCGTTTCATCAACAAACGGAGCAGATTCACGATAGTTGATTGAAGAAGATGATGCAGATTGTAAATGGTGATTATTTTTATTCACTAAATCACGGTTCAAGGGTCGGGTTAGACCAAGCAAGTCACTCTCGAGATTAATAGTGTTATGTCGAAGGTTTGCTCCCCACTTTTGTAGTCTTAATTGCGGGTCCTGTACAAAAGGAAGGTCAACGCCTTGTCCTGGGGTATTCAACATATATCTTCCAGTGTAGGTAGTTTCTTCAAGTTGTTTTTTTATACGGTAAGGGTCATCACGAAACCGAGTAAATGACATATTTATAAACTACTATATAGTTAGAAAAAATAAAGTTAAAGAGTGTTTTTTATCACTACATATAAAAATGCCTAAAATATGCCTGAATATGATAGTGAAAAATGAGAGCAAAATTATCACACGATTTTTTGATTCGGTTCTCCCGTTTATAGATGGCTACTGTATATGCGATACGGGAAGTACAGATAATACTCGTGAAATCATTCAGTCCTATTTTCAAGAAAAGAATATACCAGGCAAGATCGTTGAAAAAGAGTTTGTGGATTTTTCTACAAATCGAAATTATGCTCTGTCTGAATGTATTTCAATGAAAGATATGGATTATGTCTTGTTATTAGATGCAGATATGAAACTATGTGTCGGAAATATGGATATTTCTGCATTCAAACAAAATATGCATCATGATACGTATTTTTTATTTCAAGGCAATGATCAATTCTTCTATAAAAACGTACGCATTGTGAGAAACCGCCCCGAATATAGTTATTGGGGAGTTACACACGAATATATGAGTACACCCAATGGTTGCAAACAAGACACTATACAAAAAAACGACATGTTCATCCACGATATTGGAGACGGCGGTGCAAAAGACGACAAATTCGCACGCGATATCAGACTACTGAAAAAAGGATTGGAAAGTAGCCCGAATAACGAAAGGTATTTGTTCTATCTCGCAAATAGTTACCTGGATTCTGGACAATACCAAGGCGCAATTGATACATACAAACAACGGATAAAGGTAGGCGGATGGAAAGAAGAAGTGTGGTATTGTTATTATTCTATAGGTAGGGCATATAATTTGTTGTTCACGTCAGACAATATGCGCAATTCGAATTACATATTTCATGCAGTACATTATTGGATGGAAGCATATAACTACTATCCTGATCGCATTGAGAACCTATACGAAATTGTAAAATTATATCGAGAACAAGGCAAATATAATTTGGCGTATCAGTTTTATTTAATGGCGGATTATCAACGCAAACATCATTATAGCGACGATCACTTGTTTCACGCAAAATCCATATATGACTATAAATTAGATTACGAATTGTCTATTATGGCGTTCTATGTAGATGTAAAACCAACTGATATTCATAAGAATATTTATCGATTGTTATCCAACAACGTGATTGACGATACTATATTCAATAACATCTTGTCTAATTATAAATTTTATACACCTCGTCTACGTGATCTCGACAAAGGAGAACATCCTCAGAACAAAATACAAGATGTGTGTCGCGAGTTTGTAAAAACAAACCCGGGGTTCTCGATGTCCACTCCTTCTATCGCTATGACCGAAGCAGGAGAACTTGCAATGAACGTCCGTTATGTGAATTATAAAATAAATGAGAAGGGTGAATATATCAATAAAGATAAAATCATCAGTAGAAATGTGATGTATGTTCTCGACCAACAAGGGGAAAACTTGAGAACCTCCTTCAATGTCCAACATGACGCCCAGTATGATGGATTGTATGTTGGCTTAGAAGATATAAAATTAATAGACAATGACGGCCATTTGACGTATATATGCAATCGAGGCATACAACCCAATAAAATACAAGTCGAATATGGCTTGATTGAGGCATCAGGAGTTTGCTCATCTAGACTGTTAGAACTAGAACATCAACATCCAATAGAAAAGAATTGGGTTCTCTTTAAGAACAAAAATAACTCTTCTCTACAATTCATTTACAACTGGTGCCCTTTGCAAATAGGAACGTTCCTAGACAAGTCAGAAACCAATGATACGAGAACCCATAATTCATTTATTTCAGAAAAACATAATACGCCGCGTCTATTTCAACGAGTAAGGGGGTCAACAAACGGCATTGTAGTAGATAATGAGTTGTGGTTTGTATGTCATGTCGTGAGTTACGAGAACCGAAGACAATATTATCATATATTTGTTGTGTTAGACCCAGAGAATGAATACAAATTAAAAAAATACAGTCAATTATTCACTTTCGAAAAAGAACACGTCGAATATACGACTGGATTTGTATACAACACGAATAAAAAGAAATTCGTAATCGGTTACAGCACGAATGATAACACAACGAATTTCGTAGATATAAGTAAAGAAGATGTAGATAATATGTTTATAGGATAAATTTTTCGCTATGACCTTTACAAGGCGCGTAGGACTTGCGATGCCACTGTGTAATGCCGTGTTCTTGGATGCCTTCTCTGTGTGTTTTGGTTGCATAACCCATATTGGTTTGCAATCCATACTTGGTGACGAGTTCAGGATATTCTTCACATAGTTCAACAACATAAGCATCGCGTGTAGTTTTGGCTAATATGCCTGCAGCGGCAATTCCCATAAACCGTCCATCACCTTTTTCAAAAGTATATGATTCCATTGAGATGATCATCTCTTTTTTGGGATCAAATACATTGTAGGGTTTAAAATAATTTCCGTCAATCAATGCTGCGAAGTCGTCTATGGTTAGTGAGGGGTCCTTGGATTTAAAATGCGAGATGGTTTCACGAATGCAAGTATGCATTCCTAACATGACGGCTTGTAAAATATTGACCTTGTCTATTTTACCAGCATCTAAGTGTGTTGTATGGTAATATAGCGCGTGTTCTTTGATTGTATTGGCTACGACCTGTATTTTCTTCTTGGACGTGAATTTTTTACTATCTTTGATGTTTTCCCCAGGAAACATATTTTCATCTTTAGGTAAAACGACACATGCTACATAGACATGACCAAATAAACATCCACGACCGGCTTCATCAATGCAAATTTCATATTTGTGTTTGGTAGGTTCATAACATCTGGCTAACATCTTTGTTTTATTTTCAATATACGTAGAAAAATAAAACAAAATCAATTTTCATACAAACTATTTTCGGGTTATAAGGTATATTGCAAATATGAAACTCAACCTGAAATTTAAAATGACCCCGCTGGTTATATTTTTAATATTATTAATCATATTAGTCATTTCGATGTTTATCGGAAGTTCCATTAGAGAGGGCCACACGAATGGACTTATGAAAAAGACGGTGAATGAATACTCATCCACAAAGGAGTTGTACATATTGAACGAGAATATCTTATTCGATAATACAAACGCAAATTTAGTAGAGGTGCAAGGACAAGACGGTTCTGGAAATGACGTGTCTGGAAACATTTTCATCACCCCTAGGTCTGGTTCTGTTACATATTATACTGATGGTGCCGATGAAACCAAAAATACGAGTGTTACCACGAGTACAGTGAGCCCTTCTCACGCTTCTTGGGAATACCCCAGTCAAACCACCAATATGAGCGATAAGAACGTATATTACATTGGATGGGGAGAACAAACATATTTGATGGTTCTCAATAAGGACGAAAACAAGTTAGCAGGCGCTTACTTATTTGACGGCAAGGCAAAACATTCATCTGATAAAACCGAGACACCTATTATGTTATCTCACTATCGCGCATTGTCTAACCCTTCTAACAATACCCTCGTGAGCGAGCCTTTATATAACGAAGAACGCGACGTGTATCAAATTTCCGAAAATGTGAAATATGATTTCAAGACTGGTGATCTGATTGTGAAAACTGGGTCCACCGAAATCAATATTTACAGACGCGGCGAAGGCCTCATTACCACTGACGCTGAAATCATCAAACAGCGCACGAACGTAACGATGTCTGAATTTGAACCTATGTATGCACTTGATGAAATTGGTCAGAATGTAGTGGTCTATTTACCCTACAAACAAAACACTATGGTAGTGTTGCTCGGATTTGAAGGGTCTGCGAGCGAAGTGTTGGTTATGAAATCTATTACCAAATTTTCGGAAAAGGGCACGGAAGGACCCGAAGGCAAACCAGTGCTAGAATTAAAGAGTGCATCTGGGTCTGCAAATGGAACCGATACACAGGCCACAGAGAGTGCTCCCGATGTAACTTCTGAAGATTATATTCTGAAAACTCAAATCGTCCCGCCAGTTTGTCCTACTTGTCCGTCTTGTCCCAAGGAAGTGACGTGTACGAACTGTGGTGGACAAGGAGGGTCAGGAACCATGGGAACAAACGGCAAATCTTTAGTAAAAGAAGACAAGAAGGATGTTGGTTCAACCATTCAAAAATCCGCAGGAGGCATTGTTAGAGGTACTGGAGAAGTGGCTGGAGAAACTGTAGGTGCAGTAGGAGACGTTGCTGGAAAAACTGTAGGTGTGGTCGGCGACGTTGCTGGAAAAACGATTGATACCGCAGATGATTTGATACGCGATACTGCTGGAGCCGCAACTGGATTGGTGAAGGATACGGCGTCTGGAATAGCGGGATTGTTTAAAATGCGCCCTACGGGTGTGGAGGAAAGGAAAGAGAAGAAGGACATTATTCCTGGACTACAAAATGGGTTAGGAACTCGTACCCAAAATACTGCTCTTCCTAGCAAGAACCACCGTTCTGCCGAATTTGATTACATGGGAGCGGTCTCCCAAAAGAAGGCTGCTCAATTCATGCCTATCACAGCAGATTTCAGTGCGTTTGCAAAGTAAATAACAAGCAAATCACAGAAAAATTTATTATATTATTGAAAACACATATAATAAATTACAAAGAATATTTCATAAATGGCGAATGCATTCGTAATGAATGACGCGAATATACATCTAGAAAGAACACAAATAGCGAATGAATTAAAAACGTTGTTATTGAATTTCGACAATTCAATGAACGATTTTTCATACAAAAGGGGGTTTTATATCTATGGGTCACCTGGTTCTGGAAAAACCAAATTTGTATTGGATGCGGTTCGTGAAATTGGATATGATGTAATTAAGTATGATGCAGGAGATGTTCGGAATAAGAATTTAATAGATACGATTACAAGTAGCAACATAGCGTCTCAAAATGTATTGCAAATGATGGAAAAGAAGAAAAAACGCATTGTGATATTAATGGACGAAATAGATGGTATGAACAATGGCGACAAAGGTGGAATTAATGCGCTGATAAAACTGATACGACAAAAGAAAACAAAGAAACAAAAACTGGAAAGTTGTACCAAAAATCCAATCATATGCATCGGGAATTACAGCATAGATAAAAAACTGAAAGAATTAATGAAAGTATGCAATACATTCGAATTGAAATTGCCTACACAGAACCAAATACATCAATTGTTTACACACAATATTCAACCCTACAATCAGATCAATCCACCCGAACAGAAATTTATTTTGAACTATATCCAAGGAGATTTACGGAAATTGGAATTTGTAACCAAATTACTATTGAATAAACCAGAGTTGATTAATACTGGTAAGTTGAATATCATCTTTAAGCGCAAATCTGTAAATGAAGATGCGAAAAAAACGACAAAACAATTAATTAATTATCAATACAAACTGGAAGACCACGCACGAATTATGAATGAGACGGATAGAACGATTATTTCCTTGTTATGGCATGAAAATATAGTTGACGTATTGGAACAACAACCGAAAGAACGTAGTTTCCCATTGTATTCGCAACTGCTGAACAATATTTGCTACGCAGATTACATTGACCGAATTACATTCCAAAGTCAAATATGGCAATTCAATGAAATGAGTTCTTTGATCAAGACGTTTTATAATAACAAATTATATCACGAATATTTTGATAAGAAACCTGCATTTAACCCAGATGAAGTACGCTTCACCAAAGTGTTAACAAAGTATTCTACAGAATATAACAACATGATGTTCTTAATAAATTTATGTCAAAATTTGGACCTGGACAAAAAAGATGTTTTGGCTATGTTTCAAGAATTGCGCATATTCAAAGGAAAGGATTTCTGCGAAAAGAATGAAATATTGAACTCGGTGGAGAAAATGTTCCAAGACACGAACATTACAAAATTGGATATCAAACGCATGTATCGATTTTTAGATAAAAATGTAAAAAAAGATGCATTAGTTGATGAGTTGGACGAATAAATATACACACATAGTGAGTATTTGTATATTTATTAAGCATGCAGAACAGGGTCCGACTTATTTATAGGTGGGCTTTCATTCGGTTCTAGGAAAGAAGGTGGAGTTGGTGGAATGTGCACAATATTTTGCATTTCTTTCTGCAATGCTTCGTTTTCTTTACGCAAAGAAACGGTCTTATTATGCAGTTCGACCAGTTTTATTTTCATCAAGTCAGACATACGGTCAAATTCTACTCTATCATTCTTCAACTGTAGAATCTCATTTTGTTGTTGCTTGATAATTTCAACTACTTGCTTGTTCGAGAGTTGGACCGAACCTTCAGGACGGTTCAGAATAATCGGTCCATTTTCTTTATCCTTCTCGATCATTTCTTGTTTCATTTCTTCTCGCTTGGCTTCGATTTCCTTAATTTGTTTCAATACATCAGGTTTCATAGTAGGATGTCCTGGTTCATAATATTTCAACATGTTATCAATATCGTCCATAAAAAATTTCTTGATTGTTTTTTCACTCTTTCTGCGAATGAAATTATTGACGACCTTGCCTGATTCTTTAAAAAAACGTGGGTCTTGTTGCTGTTGAAACATTTTACGCTTATCAAACGTGTTGTGTTCATGCGAAAAAACCAGAATTGTCTTCATTGGGTCCAATTGGACAAAAGGTACAGTATAATCTTTCAAAAATGCACGCTCTTCGGCCAATGCTGCGTGGTCTTCATATTTTGTTTGCTTGAGCAACTCTTTTCTGAAAGCGAAAGTCCCTGCAGTAGCATGATTGGGACCATAAGGTCCACATTGGATCATTTTGTCCATCTCCTTGAAATAAATGTAAATCTCACTCGACCCGGCACATAATGCTTGAGGGTGTTCAGTCAGGGTTTCAACTGCATGCGAAATGCGATCTGGAGGATAATAATCATCATCATCCATATAGACAATAATGTCACCGGTTACTTGTTGATGCATGAAGTTGCGCTTTGCGCCAAGAGGCATTTTGTTATTTACTTCATAATATTTAATTTGAGGAATATCTGCCTCCTTCACGAGATCGTGGATTTTGTCGGTTCCGTCATCCACAATAATCCACTCAATTCTCGATTTTGGATATTCTTGATTGCGAAAACATTGAAACATGTTCTGAATAAATGGTCTGCGATTAAATGTTGGCGTACACACACTTACCATCGGGAGAGGGCTTGTCTTTTTTTTACCCATAACGTTATTAAATAGTATTTACGTTGAAATGTTTTTAATTCATTTCAATGTAAATATAATAAATGTATTATGGCGAGTCCGCTGTTTGGAAAATATATTCGAATGGGTTGTCCATTAATGTACCAAATCCGATCATAAGGGCTACTGTAAAGGGGATTAACTTGTTTTTTAATTGCTCACTTCTCATATTTTTATGATAATCTAGACCAGCAACGCCAAACAATATAACAAACGACAAAGTATGTAAATTTTTATAACCAAAATGGAAAATACGATGCAAATAATATTTGAAATCATCGAAAAACCCTGTCTTTCTACAATTGTTGTTGGCTGGAATTTCATAGTCGGTCATTTCACTTACAGCCATTTTATGCAATTTATCGAATAAATCGAATGCGTCCCAAAACGTGTAATTCGAATAAAATAGTAAAGAAAAACACGTTACAAACAAAAACAAACCGATGAATAACATGATTGCTACAGGTGGACCCATAAATATAAAAAAAAGTAGTTGCAAGATTATAAACATAACCCACGGTATTGTATAAGGCATTCCCATATCACCAGCTGTATCCACACGTGTTTTCATTTTGTCTTTGTCGCTCCATACTGTAAAATATTTATAACCTAACAAAATCGCCAGTAACGACCCAAGGCTACCGTATCCAGCAGCCAGCTTATCCGGTGTAGACACGTTTTGAACAATGTGTTTGACTAATTTGGGTAAGAAAAATACGGAACTAAACATAATACCAAATGTGAGTAGATAGAGTGCATTTATATTGAAATAATTGGTTAAAAAATCCGGACCAGATTCCAAAAATGAACCGAATGCGTCAGACAAGGCAATTGGTACACTTAAAAAGAAATACAGAAGTTCAAATTCTGGACGAGGCGCATGACCGGTCGGTGGAATGATCATGTTTCTCATATATGGTTCGGTATATCGATAAAGCGTTGGATATCCATCAGCAGAGTTTTTAGTTGCTTCGTCTTTGTCTGCATATGGGTCATATTCAACAAATCCTAATCGTTTTCCATCAATGCGTAAAAACATCAGTACACATATGTTCATAGTCAAAAAAAATGCAACGATAATAGCAAAAAAACTCGTAATATACCCTTTAATCATTTTCTTGTCTTTTTCGTACACCTTCTCATCCGAAAATGAGTGAATAAGAGATTCGACTACTGTATCTCCGAATGTATCCATATTCGCGAATGATGCTTGAAGCTTGTCCCACGTACTTTGTTTACTTTCATCCCCTTCATCTTCATCTTCATCTCCTTGAGTAGAGGTTGGTTCTTGTCTTTCGTAAATATCATCTTTTCCGCCTTCATAGTCATCTTCTTGAAACTTTGCAATAGGACTCGTAGGCAATCCTTCTATGACCGTATTATTCGAATTGTCTACTATCACATCATCATGTATATTTTTTAATTGTTCGATATTTTTATAGTTATATAATTTCTTTTTCTTTTTGACTGTCTTTATCTTGTGTTTCATATTTTCTACTTGGAATTCAGATGTATTATGTATAGGTTGTTTACTAAATGTTTTCTTATTTGATGTCTTTTCTGTAGTATTCATCTTTTCCATATGTAAAATTTCTTTTTTATAATATACACTCTTATAAAAAAGCAGTCAATTGATACTCATTATTTTGCATACAACAATCCGCAATTTCCACCAACGAAAGACAATACATTGTATCTCTCTTCAAACAACGTCAAGTTGTAATTATAATCAAACAATCGCCAATTTGCTTTGCGAATACCAACAGCATTACCACATATATCGCAAATGATGTCGAGACTGGAGTTCGCGCTGACTGGAGGTATATACGTGGTTAACTCCAATTCTATATTTTTGAATTTACTCAGATTAATAGCGCCCGAAGGTTGATAATCAAATGGATTTGTGTTCAAGCAGAAGTTATAACAATATAAACCTTCTCTCGCATTTCCCTTGGTGCGCGTATATTTTTCTACATATTCATATACGCCATGGGTTAATATGTTTTCTCGATATTCGCCATCTAACACAATGCCCATTGTTTCCAATATATGTCGCCTATTGTCGCCAGCAAAGTCACCCGTTGTGTTAATACCTGTATTAACAGAATTAATTGGATGAATATCAGGATAGATGGTAGTATTATCATCTTGTAGAATACCAACACTTCCGCTAGTCACAGCATATGCACTCACATTCACCGGCAATTGTTCATAAGGCCAATTCGATAAGTTATCCCATTCATTGCGTAGATTTACATCGTTGCGCTGAAAATACCACATCCAATTTGCAATCATTCCACTCGTTTCCAGTTTCACTTTTTTCGTTCCAGTTATGTTTTCGTAATTATATTGATGTATATCTTTGACTAAATATACGTGGTCTTTTGCTGCGAACGTTTGGGCTTCTTCTTTTGATAAGAAACAGTATGTCGAAAGTAAATGAACATCCGCATTCCAAGTAGATACTTTGTTTTCGTAATTTGATGGACTTATATCAGGGGAAGGGGGTGTTTGCAGGAAACGATACATCTGGAAACGAGAATCGTTAAAATCAGGCTGAACATAAGGGTAATTATACACCACATCGAAGACATCTCTCACTTGAAACAATTCTTTGATAGGTCTCAGTGTAACGTTGATGGTCAATTCGTTATATTGTAAAGCAACCAGCGGAAAAGCAGAGCCATTGTTTAGACAAAACCAACTGTTCAGTGGAATATACAAGTTCCTTCCACGAATTGATGGTTCGGCTCCTGTAGAATTGGCTGTATAATACGCCGAAGGATACGAATTCATTCGCTGGTGACTGCTTCCAGGGTCAGTCATCTCATTCACATTTCCAGTCATCTGATTGAACAGATTTTTCTTATCCTCACTAAAATCTCTTTCTACCATGGAAGCGATATACTCGCCACTATATCTTTGTAAATTCATGGAGCCACAATTGATCTCTACTTCTTTGATCATCATCGCGCCCAAATTTTTGATCCAACGAAAATCATAGGGGACCCAATTGTTGTTTGTTCCATCCCCATCAGACCCGGAGGAAGGATGATGTATCGGACTCCAAATGTCGGGTATAGTGACCACAATGTACGTATCCATTAACAATTCAGCATAACGTGGTATTTTGAAGGAGAATGTGGACGGCTCATTTGGTCGAAGTTCTCTTAATCCATTATAATCAATACGAAATTTTTGTAATCCGAAGTTACTATATTTGCTATATGTTACCTTGAAAAATGTCTTTGTAGGATTGCCTGTTAAGATTAAGTTGTTGTTTCCTGTAGATACGATATTTAGTAATCCTCCGGCCATCTATGTGATATATATATTATAAGGTATTATATTGTTGTTGGATAAAAATATATTATGTGTATATTATAAATAACATGAAGTTACAAACACTTTTAATCGTCACCAGTATATGCATTTTAGTTTACCTGTTTTCAAAGTTCTTGTTCATCCATGCAAAACAATGGTTAAATGTTCGCGAAACATTTGAAAATAAGAAGTGTAGTATCGATGCATGTGAAGGTGCGACCGAAGGTTTTTTCGGCACTCCCGACACTGAGTTATCGTCATTAAATAACAAAAGCGTCCCTGTTCAAGTGTCCTCTACTAACAAAGAACAATCGAATGAAATATTGCAAGATTATGTTGTGAAAGGGTCATACAACAGTGCAATCACCGGCAATTACGCAAATGAGGAGATGATTAAATATGTGTTAGAGCGCGGTTGCCGTTTTTTAGATTTCGAAGTATTTATGGTCGATAATAAACCCCAGGTATCCTACAGTGTAGACAAAACATTTGAAACGCGTGAAACCGAAAATTCGATCTTATTAGACAATGCTTTAAATCGTGCTGTCTCATCAGCGTTCGCGCGTCCATCGCCTAACTACGAGGACCCGTTGTTTATCCAATTGCGTGTAAAGTCGAAAGACCATTCTATTTACAAAATGATTGCGAAGTCGGTCGATTACAGTCTACGAACTAAGTTATACAAGAAAAAAGTGGACGGAAACACAAAGTTAAGCGACATTCTAGGGAAAGTGGTGTTGGTATTTGATAAATCATATGAATCCAACTACGCCGATTATTGTAAATGTGAGAAAGGCGAAAAGACATGTTATGATTTGACCAAATATATCAACATCGAAAGCGGAACATCTAGTTTATTTTCGAATACCTTTACTGAAATGTTGGCTGAAAACACATATCCTTTAACAATAAAAGACGGATGTAACTTGTGTACCAATGTAGAGAAATATAGAATTGCCCTTCCCAGCAAACGCATTAAAAACGAGAAGAACCCGGAACTAAAAGAACTTGTTTTAGGACATGCAATTCAAATCAATCTCTTTCGTTTTTATTTGAAAGGAGACGAATTAGATGAATACGAGGAGTTTTTCAACAATTTCCAATCGAGTTTTGTTCCACTTGCTTCTATGATTCAATATTACAAGAACCAAGAAGAAATTGAAGAATAAATGAGAAATAAAAAAATAATGTCATACTATATAACATTATTTATGGGGAAACAACAAACAAGAAAAAAATACAATAAATACAATCATTCTGTATGCGACAATAAAATGACGTTTGAAGATTGCGAACTCGCTATACTACGTCAAGCGGTGGATGTAAACGAAGAAACCAAAGGCAAAAAGATTGTGAACACGGCAGAAATAAAAAGCATTTTAAAAATAGTAGAAGATTTTCTGATTAAGAAGAAGTTGATGTGTTATGGCGGCACTGCTATCAACAATATATTGCCTTCGTATGACCAATTCTACAATCGTGATGCGGAAATTCCTGATTATGATTTTTATTCTCCTGACGCATTGAAAGACGCAAAGGAACTGACCGATATTTATTACAAACACGGATATACTGATGCTGAAGCAAAGGCTGGTGTGCATCATGGAACCTACAAAGTGTATGTAAACTTTATTCCTATTGCAGACATCACCCAATTGGAGCCCTCTTTGTATAAATCGTTATTCAAAGAGACATTGCTCGTCGCCGGCATTCGGTATGTGCCTGCAAATTTCCTGCGTATGGGAATGTATTTGGAATTGTCCCGTCCTGCGGGAGACATAAGTAGATGGGAAAAAGTATTAAAACGTTTAACGTTATTGAATAAACATTATCCATTGAAATCTGGGAAATGTGAGGAAGTAGATTTCCAACGCAAAATGTCGATAAATGATGATATGAAGAGTAGAATATATTTCACTGTCCGAGATACACTCATTAACAATGGAGTGGTATTTTTTGGAGGACACGCATATCGTCTATATTCTCAATATGTATCCAAAGAAGAAGCGCATTCCAAAATAAATAAACATGCACCTGATTTCGATGTATTAAGTGATGATATACACAAAACCGCGCTTATCGTACAAGAACAATTGCAAGAAATTGGCGCGACGAACATAAAATCGATTGAACATCCTGCATTGGGTGAAATATTACCAAAACGCGTTCAAATTATCGTAGATGACGAAACAATTGCGTTTATTTATGAACCAATTGCATGCCATAACTATAACGTGATCAACGTGAAGGGAAACAAAGTCAAAGTCGCAACAGTAGACACAGTTCTATCATTCTATTTAGGTTTCATTTATTTGAACCTCCCAGAATACAATGTGGACAGATTGTTATGCATGGCTTCTTACTTATTCCACGTACAGGAAAAAAATAGATTGAGCCAAAAAGGGTTATTGAAGCGTTTCAATATTGAATGTTACGGAAAACAACCAACAAAAGAATCCATTCGCGCAGAAAAGGCATCCAAATACAGAGAAATAAAGAAGGGGTCCAAGCAATACGAAGAATGGTTTTTGAATTACAATCCCGCAAACATTGAGCGATTGAAATTAGAAAGGAAAGAAAAAAGTAAAACGAGAGAGAAAAAGGAAGAGGACAAACAGAATAAGACGAAAAAGAAGTCGAAATTCTTCTTGTTTTAAATCTCCATCAAAAAATAAAAGAAATTCATAAACGTATAATAGATAGAACCGAATAACATACTTTTAAATCCAAGTCCATAAATATTGAAATTGCCGTCTTCATCATAAATGCTTAAAAAGGAAAACTTTTTAAAGATTTGCGCATTCACAACCGGTAACTGAAAAAGAAAATATAACAAACTGAGAATAATCGGCACTTGAAACTCGTGTATCATCGTTTCAAATCGAGATTGCTGTTTCTTTGCGCGTTCTTGACTTTGTATGTCGCGGTCAGACATATCGTATTCATTTCTCACATAATCTTTTTTCAAGATTGACTTGGGCACATAGTTAGTGTGTATTTGTTCATCATTGGAGTATTGCGTTGGGTCCATTGGGATATCGCGGGACGGTAATCGTTGCTGTGATTGCGATGCAATAATCGCATTTTGTTGGTCTTCGTCCAAGTATTGTGAGCCAGGAGGGTCGGGTCGAACATGCATGTTTTCAACGTAGTTATTATTCGGAGATTGGGCCATTTCAGGATGGTCCATTGTGTGTTGTGTATTGGGGACACCATATGGATTGGGATGATTATTAATGGCAACATAATTGGTTTGAACACCATCAGGAATTTTGGGTGTATTCTTCTCGGGTTGAATTGGTTGGATGGGTAAATCCATAATACGTGTGGTAGTGCTTTCCATGAACTATACAATAATAATTATGTTTGATTGTATAGTTTTCAACGAATTAGAACAAAATTATTGTTCCGTGCGATTGATATCTACGGTTTTTTTGGTTGGTTCACATTTTGCATGGGTAGATTCATACTTGTAACATTTATCGCCAGATTTGAATATTTTTCCTTCCACTTCATCTAAAATAGGTCCATTGAAATTCAGGCATTTGTCGTCATTACAGACCCTTCTAAATAATGATGCTAAACCTAATCCGAGCAATATAGACACAAAGGCCTTACCTGTTTCTGTGTTTAATAATCGTTTAAAGTTCATAATATATACTATATGAGTATATATTTTGTAATTTATTTTGTAATTTATTTTGATTCGTTACTACGTTCACTTGTGCTGTTTCTTTGATTTGTTGGATTTCTTCTCTTTGCGTCTGCGCGTATTCGTTTTTTTGGCGCGCTTACCACCAATGCTTGTTTTCTCGGGTTCCAGTTGACGTCTCAATTCATCTATCATAATCACGTTTTCAATTTCACTTACACGGATCTCTGGTATCGCAGTTAACTCCCTTTTAATTTTATTCATTAGTTCGATTCTCTCTTTCTCAGTAAGCATCTGAGGGGTTTTGTTTAGTTCATCAACTAAATCTTTTGTTTTCTTTACCATCTCTTTGGATTTTTTGGTTACTTGTTCGACCACATCTTCGGATTTTGCATTCTCCAATGTATCTAACACGACTTTAAGAGAATTTAATTTACCATTTGCGGTTGCAGTCAGTTTGTCCCCGTAATGATTCGCAAAATGATACACTAAATATCCAATCGCACTTATGAAACCAGCAGAAACTCCTTTCGTTACATAAGGTAAGAGTTTGGGGAGGATTTCTGCTAATTTGGTGATGACCAGCATAGGAGTTGCTTCGTTTACCATCGAACCAATGTAATAGAACTGAATAAATAGCATAGATTTGTTTCCCAAATATTCACGTAACACAATTTCTGTACATCCATCTTTGTTAGATAAGAAATCTAAAACCTTCATACTTCCTGCTAATAATTGTGCGAATTTATCAGATGCGATATTCGCTCCTTCTCTCATTGCATCCGCAAGTAAATACATAATCAACGCAGTTGCGCTCATGCCGGTCATACCGCCGTTCATTCTTCTCCTTTTTGTTCCAATTGGTTCGTCACGTAAAGTCATCGATTCAAGTTGATTAAGTAAGTCTTCCTCGCCATCATTTTTTGCTGTAATGGACAATCGGACCATTTCTTCAGTTAAATCGTTAATGGTATTTTTCATATCCTCTATTTGACAAGTGGGGTTCTTCTTCTGAATTTTCTTTAACAATACCTTGGCTGCATCACCTTCTATATCAAATTCGGCGAACTTTGCAGGTAACCTTGTTTCTCTTGTTCTTTTAGTGCGTTCAGTCATATATATAAAACATTACATAATATATTTCTAAATTTCATTAAGTGTGATGAGATTTATTCTTGCTATTACAATCCATTTCGCAAACTTTATATCTTATCGTCGTTATCATTTTTGTCGAATTGATTGTATTTCATTGTTATAGTGATCGGGACATCTACATCATTATCATCGTGTGTACTAATCGATACGCTATCGGAATGTTCATACCCTTCACTATGTGTTTCTAGAACATTTACTAAATTCGATCGTCTGCTATATTTATTGCGTATCTCCGAACGTTTCTCTCTTTCTTTTTTCATTTGATGCCATTTTGGTGATGTGATCGATTCAATACTCGGAATCTTAAAATATTTAGGTATTTTTGTATTGTGTTCTTGTTCAACATGGGTTCTGGTATCTTCCATTAAAGGTGGTGTTAAATAGTCTGTTTGCATCACTGAATATTCTTTTGCATCATTGGAATTTTGCAATAATTTCTCGTACGCATTGAACTTATCGTCTAAAAATGTCTTTCCATCCACCCCTCGTTTGTCTGCCTCTATTTTGATGGTTTTATAAATCTCAAGACTCAGTTTATAATATTCTTTGTGCGATATCAACTCATTCTCCATTTTCTTCTGTACATTTAAGTATAATTCTACCGCAGTAATAATACCACACGCTAACGAAATTAAACTTGTGAGAATTGATATATGTCGCGAGTCCATCGCACCATCTAAACCGACTGCTGCAAAAGTATTGATACCACTCAACACAATAATTGGAATACGGTATGCTTTGGCGACTTCTTTGTAATAGTCATATTTATAACTATGTATTTCACTTAATTCATAGCAATTTACTCGTATTCTATCTAAAATATCAAATATCCCTTCTGTCCATTGTTCGTTATATCGCATATCTTTAATGTGTGTGTTCAAGCTTGTATCATTTATCATTTACAATATTACTATATTTTAGTTGTATCATACTAATATTGTGGTTTCACTTGTGTAATTTCTTTTTCGTTTGTCGGACAATCAACCTCGGTTTCTTTGTATTGAAAACAGTTGTCGGCCTTGTCTTTATATTGCATAATCTCTACATTCTCGTGCGTAGGAAATACATAGATATTTCTTTTTTCGGGAACGGTAATATATACTGCAAAAATACCTATGCTCAGTGCAATCAGAAATATAGGGATGTTAATGTATCTGGATAACATGTATATATTACCACCAGATTAATTTATCGCCAAACGTTCTATCTTGTTTATTTCTTGGTCTTCTTTTTCTTCTTCTTAGATGGTTTCTTATTCGATTGTTCGTTCTTATCTTCTTCCTCCATTTCTTTCAATAAATCGGGATGAATGAACGATCTCTCATGACCTTGTTGTCCTGGAATGCGAAATACTAAATCCTCAGCCTTACCATTGTTCTCCAACGAATACGCTTGTACAAAAGATTCCTGAATACGGATCTGCTCTTGTCTCTGTTGTTCCCTCATTCTCACTTCCTCTGCTATCTTTTTCTTTTTTGCCTCGTGTTGTTTCATAATTGTAGTGCGTTGACCTTGCATTTTCGTCATACGATCGATTGCGTTGGTATCTATACGCATGTTCTTTCCGAGTTTTCCGCCCATAGACTTCGCCATGTTTTTCAACATTTCATTCAAATCTTGTCCTCCTTCCCCATCGCCCATGCTACCTAAAATATCTCCTGCTTCCTTCATCAACTCTTCTTTGGAAATTTCACCGCTCTCCATTTTTGCATTCAATTTACCAGACACTTTCTTCATCAAATCCATCAGTTTCTTGGGGTCTTTCATCAACTGCTTCATTACGTCTTGTGGATTAGAATGCTTGCTCTCCATATCCGCACCAAACACCTCGGTAAAATCATTGGTCAACTCTTCCGCCATTTCCTTCGCAAGTGCTCCAATTTTGCCTTCAAATAGCTTGTTTAATTTCTCCTGAATGCCCTTCAGGTTGGGCAAACTTCCCATTTTCTCCTCAAATCCCTCTTTGAATTTCTTGGATGCTTCGTCTTCCTCCCCCTCATCGGCATCTTTCGTTTCACCTTCAGATGATGCCTCGCCCATTTTGCCAATATTTTTAAACAAATCGCCCAATCCATTCATTGCTTCGCTCAACTTGCTTTGTAGTTCTTCCTGATTAATGCCCTCGAACATAGTAGATGCTTCGCCGAACATGGATTTGTCCTGTACATTTTCTACCACCATGAACAACATCAACTGCAAATATTTCCACAATGTTTTTTTGGTATCTTCCGATACGCCTTCACAAGTGAAGAACAACTTAAAATCGACTCCAGGAAGAAATTCGGTATTCGTATCATCTTGGAAAATCTCTACGTTTTGATACAAAATATCAAAAAATCTCTCTGGAAATACCTTTACCGCATGCTGGTAGACATCATCTAAATGTTTCGATGCGAAATCTGTTTGTTGATACAGTTCAAATTTATCACCAAATTCAGGGAAAGTACTATGCAAATCAGTTATTAAATCTCCGATAATTGAGCCAAAACGGGGCAGCACTTGGGTTGCATCGCCGTTTTCCATACCTTTATAATATATACATTAGTTGTGTTTGTTTATTATGTTTTTGTGGAATATTTATTTATTTGTAGGACCTTTCCAAAATATTCATAATATTATTGGTATGATTATACCGAGTTATTTGTGAATGATTTATGAAATTCGATTGACGCATTAACTTTGGTTTGGTAATTGTTTTCAGGTTAATTTCTACTTCGAGTTCTATTTCTATAGGGGGCAGAATATATGTAATTATCGGCAAACCAGGTAGTTCTTTTTTTATATTATCTTTTTGTTTAGTTGCTGTTTGTTTATCGTCCATTCTATAGTCTTGCTATATATAAAATTGAATCTGTTTGTATACTTTTTACTATATTAACAAATCATTCGCAACACATATTCATGTCACAATTAATATTATATATCCCGTATATTGCGGATAATATCACTCGTTCTATTATTTCTTATTATTTTAGAAATGAAAATATTGGAGATATTGTAAATACACGTATGCATACTAACACAAGCGGTTCACAGAAATATTCCATTGCATTATTAAAAGTACAATTGTATAATACCAAAAAAGCTATGGACTTTTACACTAAAGTTAAGTTGGACGGATACTACAAATTTGTCTACGACGAAGAGGCTGGATATTATTGGTTGATAAGATTGTATGATAAATATGCAGTTCAACACAAAACTTACGACGACATCACTCCTGTGAACAGCGACAATGTTCCATTCGAGTTTACATCTCTAGCAAGTTCTTTTGCAATGAATGACCAACCTACTGCAAAGATATCGAACACGTTCCAAGATTATTTGAATGACTTCATTTCGTTTGAAAATATGTCGAGAGAAATAGGGATGACCATTCGCAATTACACATATGAATTATATGGAGCGTAGATTTATTTCTGCCGAGAGAATATATATAATGTCCGACGATCACGCGTTTAAAATAGATAAATTAAAAAATAATTTTGAAAGTATATTAGCTTTAAAACGCAAGGTATTTCAGATAAAGAATGAAATTAATGAAAAATTGCAACTAGTCAAAAAAAGTTATACCGAATTAATGAAACAAAATACCAAGAAAGTTATGCTTTTTTGTTTAGATGCATTTTTTTTCCAATACAAGTCGTTTATGCTTGAAATCGAAAATATCGAAAAATTCCGCATCCTTTTGAACAATCGTATGTATTGTGATTATTACAAGTTATACACGCTCATTATGCAATATTTCAAAGATAATTCCGTTGAGATTGATAATGACGACGTGAACGCGAAAAGTTTCCCGCAATACAAAGAATTGGAACCATCGCAAGAATATAAACTGGAAGACGTTAAAGGCATTCACGCCAACATACTGTATTTGATTAACACATTGCATACAAAATGTGAAGGTCAACGAAACACAATAACTGGCTATACAGATGAGAGCCAAATTGGGTACTCCATTTCTAATTTTTTAAATACACTTCAATACGAGAACTATGTTCTTCGGGAACAAACTAATTTATTTTTGAATTATTTAGCATTTTTTCACATATCACAAAAAAAACAGTTGAAACGCGTTTTGTCCAAGTTAGAGGATTTCACTAACGAAATGGAACAGAACTTACATACTAATTTAAGTTTTTCCATTGAAGATATTGAAGAAGAAAATGTTAGTCAAGATAACTATTTGCAAGAGGATTTAGAAGAGGATTTGGAAGACAAATTTTCTGAGTATGAAAGTGATAGTAAAAAAACAATTACAAGTGAAACTGTTGTATCAGAAGTAACAGAAATTGGTATGGAAAATGCCGTCAACCAGTTACAGATAGATACCACTATCAACGACGATGAAACGAGTTCAAATGAACCTTAATTATCTTTTATTCTATATTTTTTTACAGGTAGAATATAAGAATACATAGAATGAACCCCAACGAACCCAACGAACACAACGAATCTACTAATAATGTTGACCAAACTGATAATAATAGCATAATCGAAAGCACAATTGCCCCTGCTGAGTGGTCAAAAGAAAACGAACATATCTTAATTGAGTGGTGTGATGTTGCACAGTGTTATAAGTGGTTAAATTTACGCGCTCATACAAAGTATTCGTATTTACATGCATGGTTTACCATTCCCGCGATTACCCTTTCAACCATCACAGGTACTGCTTCGTTTGCGCAATCGAGTTTACCTACTCCTTATCGCACTTATGCTCCGATGTTAATTGGAGCAGTAAACATATTTATTGGTATTTTAACCACGATCCAGCAATATTTAAAAATATCAGAATTGAATGAAGCTCATCGTGTGTCCATGATTGCATGGGATAAATTCTCAAGAAACATTCGAATTGAACTTGCAAAACGCAGCGGAGAACGCGTGGATGCCGGACAATTCTTAAAAATATGTCGCAATGAATATGACCGTTTGATGGAATCCAGTCCCATTATTCCCGATAAAATTGTACAAGAGTTCAATGAGAAATTCCGCGGTAAGGATGGAAGTGCAAAACGTAAACATTTCGACAAAATTCGGAAACCAGATATATGCAGCACCATTATTAGTGTGAGTGAACTATTAGAAGGTGATGAATTGGACGATAGCACCGACCTACTTGAATTAGCTGATACGAAGAAAAATGAGATGATTACGCAACAGACACAGAAAATAGACGAATTAACGCGTTTTATTGAATCGCATAAACAGGAGAAGGCGGATGAAATTGCTGAGAAGAAACGTCTTGTCGACCACGAATCGCGCAAAACACAAGAACGACTCCTGAAATCGAAACAAGCATTTGATAAGATCAATCAATATATCCTAGATTTCAAGAATATGTATGACCGTGACCCTATTCCTGATGAAATTGTGAATAGTGTGGAAGTCGAAGAAAAATATATGAAAGACTTTTTGGTAACTTATGCTGTATAATCGAACCCAATTGTATTAAATAATCATCTATAGATGTTTATTTAATATGCATTCTTATGTGTAATTTATAACAATTCCGTAAACAACAAATAATTTGATATTCCCCAGATAGTCAGGTCCTGGTCTTTGAAGCGAACCAATGAGTGTTTTTCAAATAACTCATTCGTTGGTTTCGTTAATGTGTACAAAGCATCTTGTGAAAAACATACAACTCGTTTTATAGAATAAATGTCTTGATTTGAAGGCAAAATGTAGTTACTAAATAAAAATACGTGCCCAAGTTCATCGTTATCGTTTGGTAACGTGATTAAATAAGTTTGCTCAGTTTGCTCAGTTTGCTCAGTTTGCTCAGTTTGCTCGGGGTCTCTTTCCTTGCTGTAATATATGTTCTCGTATATATCGTTTATTTTGTCTATAGGATATACAACAATGGGCATATCAATGGGTGCATTGTCTGCTTTTATATAGGCAACTGTTGAATTATCTACAAACAACGATGTCGCAGTTTCATGTATGGGTATACTGAATATTTGTTTTTTCGTGATAATTTCGTCTGTTACTGACCATATATACTCTCCTTCCTGATTTGCTATCCCTTTGTCCTTGTTCTCGAATAGAACATACAATGTGTCGCCTTTCTCGACAAAACCTTTGTATGTACTTTCAGCGATAATATCAGAATATCCCGTTTTATCATTGTACAATGCAAATGCTTGTTGCTCAAATGGACTGATAAACTCTGGTTCAACAATTGTAGTCCTGGTTCCAATCTGAATGTCTCCATGTTCTACGGTTTTTATGTCCATACCACCTTGTTGCGTTTGTTCATGTTTGTCTATCGTTTCATTTAAGTGTTGATTGTCCAAAGGCCTTTCAGGAAAACCGTAGTTTTCATCGGATTTTTCTAAATAAAACTCTAAAAACGGCGCATCTAATGTATTATTTATATGATACAATACCAGTTGCAGCGAATATTGTTTTGTTAAATCTCTATTCAAGAGGAAATCGCGGGACAGTTCATCATCGTCTAAATAAGAATAGATTTTCGGTTCTTCTTGTTGAATGTCCTGAATAGACGGAAACGTTTGTGCGGTATCACTAACTAACTTGTTTGTAAATTCATCGGGAATGTTGTCGATTTCTAACGACTGAAGTACTTTGTCGATTTGTGTATGTGTATCGGCATTTTTCATAAACTTGTCGACAATTGACTTTCTTGCGTCCATTTACAATGTATGTAGATTATTTTTTCATATGTGTATATGCATATAAGATTTATAAAGTAATTTAAAGACACATCGTGATATAATGTATACAATAACTCGACTTATTGCATTTACCCAGTTTCGTTTACTGTTGTTATGAACCCTATGGATAATTCCCAGCCACAAGAAGAGCTTACTTTTGAAGAGATGATGTCTGACGAGCCACCTCATCAGACATATTCAGACGATGAATTTACGTGCGTAAGTGAGTCTGACGCGGATGGTTCAAGTAATGCTGGTGGTAATCGTAAAAAAAATAATAAAGGCGACCGAAAAGGCGATAAGACAATTAAATATTACAAGAATAAAAAGATTATCATTGAGATGTTTCCTACCTCGGATGTCTTGGGTGCACCCATTCGAAGTGCTTCAGACGGCATTGTTTATACGAACATCACTGTTGGAAGTTCTGGAGAGAATTTGTTTTTTAAGGTGAGAAGTACCATTCTCAAGGATGGTGTGAAGACATACTACTATTCCAGTCCAGAGGAGTACGAAAGACACTCATTGACCAGTGTTCACGACGATGTCAAAAAGGTCTGGTCAGAGAAATACGCTTATACCAATTCTATTTTGAACGTTTAAAAAATATATCACGCCATTTTATCTAATTATACTATAATATGACGTATACGAACATTCCGCCCATTAGCTATATTTTTGTCACTATCACTACCGCTATATTATCATATGTTACGTGGGCAGAAATGCAAGAAGATAAACCAGAGTTGATGGTTGATTCTCCATCTAACCAAGAAACGATTGCAACACCTGATGAAACAATTGCAACACCTGATGAAACAATTGTGAAACCTGAAAAACAATCGACTACAATGCCTGGTGGACGTAAACGCAAAGGAACCAAAAAAGGGTATCGTAAAATAAATAAGACGAAACGCACCAGACACAGAAAATTGAAATCCAACTAATTGATTATGAATATGATATCATATAAGTAATCAATACAATCAACGCGACATGAATAGAATGCGAGAATTCAAAACCAATTTCATAGAAAATTTAGAACAAACTGTGTTTGAAATATCCAATCAACGTTCACTGGCTAGAGTGTATGTATCCATCGGTAGCAAGTTTAACGAACAAACTGTACCAAACTCGTGTGGTTATGAATGGAATTCGAATGCAGTAGAACAAATGTTTCCGGTATTTCTGCGCAATGGTGAGGAAACTTCGAGCGATGCAGACGCTACACTCATTATTATCATGGACCATTTTACTTCGGTGCAATATAACAAAAATGAAGCCCTGCTTATGCCTTATTTAAAAAAGAACAATAATACTCATATGGTCATATTCAACACCTTGTGTACCAGCAAGTTAATCTATCATTTCATACCCTATTTGGTCCATATGTGCAAACAACATTGCATCGCATCACAAAACCTGCTGATCTGTAATTATATAAAATTCTTAAATAGACCAAACAAACAAGAGAAAGGAGAAAGTTATTGTATATCTTCTTTGATCGACAAGTTGCTGGACAAAACTCACGACTATAAATATTCTTTATATGAATGGATTGGATACGACTATTTAATGTTTCATATTGTCTACAATTACAAACATTCTTTCAATATGCAAAGCACAAATGGTTATCGCATATTGAAAAATATATTGCATAATACAACGTTCGACCGTATATATCAAGCAAAAATAGATAATATCGAAGTAAGAGACTTTTGTAGATTTATGATAGACATTAACAAAAAAGGTAGATTACATGAACATTCGTTAATCGTATCTGTATATGAACATTTACAGTAATTCTTCTTTGCATCGATCAAAAAATAACTTCAATTCTTTTTTATCAGATCCACAGTAGACGTCGTCGGGAACATAACGATTGTTTCCTTTCTGGTAACAAATTATACTAGGAATACTTTGTACTATTTTTTTACTTTTCATATAGGCATACACGTCAAAACTTTCATCGATATCCAAAATAATGCACTGTATATCGTCGGACATTTGTTTAATATGTTCGTCTAAATCGTTTTCGATTAGTTTACATGGCGCGCACCATTCAGCACCAAATTTGATGAAGATTAAACCAGGATTACGAGGAAGAAGGTCTAACAATGCTTGACGATTGTCTATTTTATGAATAATAGGAAGGGTCATTGTGTGTATAGTATAGGAAAACATGTTTATTTTCTTTTTGGAAAAACAATGTAAAAATATTTGTGTGCAACTATGTATAGGACCAATGGACACGTTGAATTCGCACAATTTGGACGTAAATATGTATTCGTTGAAAGAAATATTGGAATTGTTTCATTTAGATTATGACATATCCGTTGAAGATTTGAAACGAGCAAAAAAACAAGTATTGTCTACGCATCCAGATAAATCCAAATTATCTTCTGAATATTTCTTATTTTTCAAAAAAGCATTTGATATTGTGCGTCAGTTTTATAATAATCAACACAAGCAAGATATGAACAATGGTCACACAAACACCGTATATTCTGCCGATGGATACAGCAATGAAAATAAACACACTACACGTCAAATGCAAAAAGTGGTTCACGATATGGGAGAAGATAAGTTTAATAACCAATTTAACCAAATATTCGAAAAAAACATGGTGCATAAACCAGATGTAGAAAAGAACGAATGGTTTACCAACGACAATGAAATATATCAAATCGATGAACAAGTTAGTACTGGAAACATGGGACAAGTGATTGATAAAATTCGCACGAATCAACAGGCATTAATCAAACACAATGATGTGCAAGTATTATATTCGAATAATAATACTAACAATAGTTTTCACGAAGACGAAGACAACGATACTTATGTAGTCTCTGATCCGTTTAGTAAATTGAAATTTGATGATTTACGAAAGGTTCATAAAGACCAAACCGTCCTGAATGTAAGTGAACGAGATTATAACAATGTGAAAAAATATGCATCCGTTGATCATTTTATGCGTGACCGAGGAAGTCAATCTCTCACCCCTTTGGAAAAAACACAAGCAGAGCAATTGTTGCAACAACAAGACAGAACCTATCGTGAACGTATGATGCACAAACAATATGAATCGAACCTTAAAACTAGTCGTTACGAGGAAAAAAATAAACAAGTCATGGCTAATTTTTTAAGAATTACAGACAAATAATCTCATCATTTGGGTTTATTGTTTGTCTGCATGTTCATCTTTTGTAGGTTTGCTTTTTGGTTCACTTGTTTCATATACCATTCTTTGTTCATGTCTAACATTAAATGATCATAATTTACATTCTTATTTTCAATATCACTATAACTCTCATATTGTGATACTGTGGGTGGCGTTAACATCAACCATACATGTTGTTGTTGTAGTCTTTTCCAATAAATATCCAATGCATACTCTTGTTTGTTTTTTGGATTTCTCATCAGGCTTGTCGCACTTTCCTTGAAATTCTGGATAAGCGTATCATAAAAGTGTTTTTGCACTACGTATCCAGTTGTGGTTTGACAGTTAAAAATGCGAGCACAATAATCAGACAATTTTTGATAGGGAGGCACGTTGTTTCCACCAATAATCAGCACATCCCATTTAGATTTCATATTCTGCATAAACAATTGTGCACTTTCTTTTAATTTATCTGGGTCTAAAAATGTGATGTCGTCCTCGCATACAAAGACATAATCATAGTCGCGTTCTTTTGCTAACTGTAAACATTGGATATGGCTCATTGTGCAACCAATTGCACCGTTTTTGTTTTTGATTGCAGATACTCTCTCTACTTGCATATTCATTTTTTCAAATTCTTGGAGAGCGTGTTCCAATCTGTCGACACGACTGTCCAAATTAATAAATAACGTATGTTTGAATAATTCCATGTAATACATATATACTTTGGTTTAACTTTATATGTATTTTATTTGTCTATCTTAATTACTCATTCGTCCGATTTATCTGATCGTTGATCCAGATAATTGATTTTGTTTACATTTTCGCGCATCACCACGATTTCGCCTTGTATAGTACTCATAGTTAATGACTGCCCTTCTATCTTATCGTTCAGTTCTCGTTTCATTTGTTCATGTTCTTTTTGAACTCGCTTCAATTCGTCTTTTAATTCCGATATTTCAATTCGCAAATGGTCATGATTAACCGCTTCCACTGTTTGTATCTCATTATTGTTTGTTGGTGTATTGGAAATTTCTTGTACGTCAGTATGAATATTGTTTGTTGTATTATTATTCGGCATTGCTACTACCGGTTCCACATTAGTTAATGCGTTATTCGGCATTGCTACTACCGGTTCCACATTCATTAACAATGGTGGTGCTAATTCTTTCATTTGTATCTCTCTCTCGTGAATGTGTTTGTTGATTAATTCGTCCATGTTATCTATAATCGCATCTTTCTCTTGTTCTTTGAAATCCACTTCTTCGGGAACAGGTTTCGCATACATACGTTCGTATTCTTGTTTTTTTTCTTCAAATTCTCGATTTGTTTGTTCTCCAATATTATTTGGTACGCTCGGTGGCGTCTGTATTTGCGAAGGGTAATTATTCTGTGAGTGCTGTATTTGCGAAGGGTAATTATTCTGTGACTGCTGTATTTGCGAAGGATAATTAGTAGGTGACTGCTGTATTTGCGAAGGATAATTAGTAGGTGGCTGCTGTATTTGCGAAGGATAATTAGTAGGTGGCTGCTGCATTTGTGAATGATAATTAGTAGGTGGCTGCGAAACAAATGCATTCGAAGGCGGAGGAGTTACAGTTTCTTCGCGTTGAACAGGGATGGAATGAACGGATTTCACCATAAAAGTGAGAACATCTTTGTTGAGATTATTCAACTCCTCAATAGACAAATTCTTACCTTCGTTTTGCATATAAAACTTCTCTATTATAGAACGAAACCACTGTTCCTTTGAAACATGGGAATGTGTCTGAAAGTAATCGTTCACATAAATATTGTTGTTTACAATGTTCCAAATTACCTTTTGGTTCTCGGGATGGACTAGTGCACTCATGAATATAAGTATATATAAGTTATGTTCATGTAAGTTTTTTATTTATGTTTACGAGTTTTGTTTTTATTGGTTCGAGAACCCTTCTTTGTTTTTCTACCGTTATTCTTTTTATATTTTTTCCCACCTTTTTTGTCGTCTGTGGGCTTCGCTGCCTGAAATGTGATGGTCCTTTTAACAGATGGAAAGAAATCTGATGGTCCTTTTAACGGGTCAGGATCGGACGATGTTGCCCAGTAGATGTAATTCTTAAGTTGGTTCAAATAATAGTCAACTTGTTGCATAGAACTAGACGAAGGAATTTTTTTCCTAACCGATGTAATCGATTTCGCCACATAACTTCTATCTCCGCTAAATTCAGATGGAAATACTTTTGTTTCTATGACGGTACCTTTTGGAACAGTTTTATTTTTCGCAGTTTGTTCGTCTAGGATTAGTTTTTGTTCATTTTCAGAGCTCATTTGTATACTCTAGAGATATTATTTGTTAAAATATTTCTCACGCAACTTTTTCATTTTACGGTCAGATATGCGTGTACGTTGCATATGTTCAAAAATATCCTTGCGGTTCTTCGAATTTTTACCAAGTTTTTCAGTCAACATAGTGATAATAAAATACATACTATACATTCCACATTCGGTATTTTGCATCTGATGTTCGAACTCATTGATGTGAACGTTGAATTTTTGTTCCTTCTGTAAATTTTGAATTAATTGATGTACTTCCATCGGAGGCTTAATGCCGTTGCTATCAAAATAATATACATCCTTATTCTTCAAATCAATGTACATTGATACCCAATGAGAACCAGATCCGTTATGTTTATCTAAATTAAATACAATGCCCACATTGTTTATTCCTTCAGATAGGTATTTGTCTATATTCATCTTGCATAGTTCTTGGCAAACGCATTTACCATAATAATATAGCGGTGTACTATTGAAATCAATCGGTGTAGGTCCAATGAACTTGAAATCTGTATGCACGCCTTCGTATTGTTCTAGCACTTTTAAAATATCGTGGTTCGTCAACCACGTCACTGGGTTATTTTTCCATTCACTGGGTTGGAATGGTGCGAACAACTCCTTTTTCAGGTCTTCTCGAATAAATTCGTCGTTAATAAGTTCCAACCAGCAATCTTCACGTTCACATTGAGTGACTTTTGTTTTCAATTCATTCCAAACCGTTTTAGGGTTGGTTGATTTTATCATGTTGTCTGGATATTGTTGATTGAATGCATCCTTAATGATTTGTAAAGTATTTTTTTTCATACACGAGTGACGAAGATGCAAATCGGATTTGCTAGACGGATTGCAATGTATTTTTTTTAACGTTTTTCTCTTTTGTTTATGGTGTTTCTTTTTCGTAGTTGCAACCATTTAGTATATACTTACTAAATATTTTAGTGCTTGTTTCGTTTTATAATGGACTTACCCCATACAGACCTCTCTCGAATTTCCGGTTCAGACTGTTCGCGTATGTTATCAAACAAAGTATCTACTTCGTCATCTTGTTTATTATATTCGTTTTTGTTCTCTATTTCTTTCATCTTAAAATAATTAATCAACGTCTTTACGTATCCATCAAATGCATCATTCACTTCGGTTGTTATATTCTTGTATCGGTTCGTTAGTAATTCTTCGGTGACTTCCAGTATATCGTCCTTATAACAGGCAATCTCATCATATTGCGTCTGTATCTTGTTAAACTCATCCGGATTGTTTTTAGAAACATATTTGTGATATTGTGATTTGTTCATCAACAATTCTAAAGTGATTTGTTCAACAAAAGCGTTTTTTTCCGGAACCGCCGCGATTTCCTCTCCCGATACGTCCATCTTATATAACAAATAGACAATGTTTTTCTTTACATTTGTTTCTATCAAACAAAAATAGATATAACACATTATCATTTAGTAATATCGCTGCAACAAAATCTATTATAATAGTATAATAGATTTCAAATGAGTAGTCTTGGAGGAGGATTTCAAGGATTTTCCGCAAAACAAACTATAACTAATTACAAAGATGGACAACAAACTTCAACCCGCGATATTCTACGCAGAGCATGGAACACTCCTTTCGCTACTGGAACCGTCAATGGTGAAGTACGTAGAGTTACCCCATTTAGAGCAGTGAACAACTCGGGTGACTTCCTGCTTCGTCAGAACTACAATAGCAAGGGAGCAAACCCTGATAGCACTGGTATCCCTTCCGCCAACACCAACCCCCGATTTGTCGCTGATTCATCTGACTATGTGAAATACAGAAGACAGGTAAGCGTGAACCGTAACTACAATGATTTAGCAAACGGTGGAGACGAGCACAACGGGTCGGTGACTTTCTTAATGAACGTCAGAAACTAAATATTTTATACGGATGGGTAAATATATGTAAATATGATATAGGATGATGATATTTACAAAAAATAATTTGAATAATGGTTCGCTCTCGTCTACCCGAGCAATGCCTCTCAAAGATAGCACCTCTGATAATGGTAGTAGATTTAGTTCTGCGCGTGAGGTTTATACCGAAACTACACCTGATACCAGTCAAAAAAAATGGTTTGGAAATCGCGACTCATCTAGTGTGATCGAACGAAGGAAGAACAATGCTATCGGCAAAGGAAGCATTAATGCTAACAACCAGGCATTGTCTTTCACTGCACACAACGAAATTAACAGTGTAAATAGCGCATTAAGGAGAACTCGTGCGAGCGGTTCTACGGTTCCTGCGAAAAGGACTGGATCCACAAAAATATTTTAAGTGTATCGAATTGTTTTCGTTGATTATAGTATATAGACGATGTATAACTATTTAGTTGAATTTATTGCTACCACATTTTTCGTATACGTGATTTTGTCCACTGGTAATCCTCTGGCGATTGGTGCTGCTTTAGCGTTAGCGATTTTAATCACCTCAGATATCTCTGGGGGTCACTTGAACCCCGCCGTATCTGTTGTAATGGCCTCTGCCGGCAAATTGCCTATTAGCGAATTGCTTCCCTATAGCATTGCACAAGTTCTCGGTGGTTTGGTTGCTCTTGAGATATACAAGAGGAACAAGGAGTAAGTCAACAATATTAGATTGAATAAATTATGAAATTTATTCAATATTGGATTCAAAACGTATTAAAACGTTACCACACTGTCTTCAATTGCTAAAACTTTAAGTAGTTTGTTAACATCGCCATCATACATCGACCAACATGTTACTAGGTCAAATGCCTGGTCATCTGCATTTCTGAGAACCTTGGGTTCAAATTCCCCATTGGAATTGGAATTTGCTTCTTGATTGCAACTTATATAATTTGGATTATATGTATACTCTTCAAGAGATTCACGTACATCCTTCTCTCTGCCTGCAAATTTTGCCTTGAAATCGTTGAAATTCATTATCCTTTTGATACCATACTCATGAATAACGTTATCCTTGTCGGATACCTTCACATTTGAACCGCCACGTTTAGTGCGAGACTTTGCATTTTTACGACTACCTTTCTTATATTTCCGTGTCTTATTCACACCTTTTTTACCGCGCTTGGTCGTCTTGTTGACTCTGGTTTTACCACTCTTTGCGTTTTTCATATATATATACACTATGTAGATATATATGTGTGTGTTCTCCATTTACTTGGTTTTTAAAAGGAGTTTGTAAAGAATATACAATCCGACAATGGATAGCGAACTCATGTAAAACTGAGTTCCCATATTCAGGTCCGAGAACTCAAGTACATTATCTTGTTCGTCATCTGAGTCGTCAGTTTCTTCTGTTTTGGAACCAGTCAATTGGTCCTTCATTTTATTTACTAAAATTAAAAACTCATTATCTGTTTGTTTCACATCCACTTGTTCTTTTTCTAAAACAGGTAGTGCAAACAGAGAACCTTGTAGACTGCTACTGCTCGTTTCGGGTGTGTCCTTATCTTCCATTTTAGTCGATGAAGAAGAAAAAGCTTTCTGTTGGTCTTTATTGGGAGAACTGTCCAAGTACAAATAATTCATTGTTATACATTGAACTCACATATTTTTACTACTAACTATTTGTTAAATCAATATAAATGGTTGAATCTAGGTTATAATAACTGCAACAAGGACATCCGCATTATGTGTGGAATATTTGCTGTCTTGAACAACAATGATTTGATTATTACAAAAGACATCATGAAAGATGCCTTCAAAAAAGGCGAACATAGAGGTCCGGAATATTCAACACTAAACTCTATTTCGATCAAAACGATTATGGGATTTCATCGACTTGCGATTAATGGACTGGATGAAGTCTCTCATCAACCAATTAACATAGGCAATATCACGCTAATATGTAATGGTGAAATTTATAACTACAAACAACTGTACACTCTATTGCCCGAATATGTGTCCCCTACGACAAATTCGGATTGCGAGGTAATTATTCATCTGTACAAAGCATTTGGAATGGATACCACCCTACAATTGCTCGACGGTGTATTTTCGTTTGTTCTTATTGACCAGTTATTGGGACAAAACGCCACCAAACTGTATGTTGCTCGCGACCCCTATGGAATTCGACCACTTTTTATCATGAATAATAAGAACTCGTCTGATAGCGACAGTGTTATCGCCTTTGCTAGTGAAATGAAATCGCTGAAACCAATCCAAGACGAATTAAACGAATATTATACAAACAAACGTGACGAAATGTTGATGGACAATCCCAGTGCAAACCTCAAAAACAAATATAAACAATATCAAATTCAACCCTTCAAACCGGGTTCGTATCAAGTATACAAACTCCCATTTCATGTATCCCCTCACTGGAAGTTAGAAAAGCAAGTCAAATATAACACATTCGCATTCAACACGAATGTGTTTACGAAGAAATATGATTTTGATCACATAATGGTCAACATTCAAACCTACTTCAAGGAGGCAGTCTTTAAACGCTGTATCGCAGCAGACCGTCCCATTGCGTGTTTGTTATCAGGTGGACTGGACAGTAGTTTGGTAACTGCCTTGGTAAACGAATATCACAAAATGAACAACCTGCCTCAACTTGAGACATATAGCATTGGTATGGAAGGGTCGGAAGATCTAAAATATGCACAACAAGTCGCCGATTATCTTGGTACAAAGCATACGCAGGTCACCGTCAGTGAAGAAGAGTTTGTAGACGCCATTCCTAAGGTCATCTATGATATTGAAAGTTACGATACCACCACAGTTCGCGCAAGTGTTGGTAACTGGCTAATTGCGAAATATATTTCAGAACACAGCGAAGCAAAAGTCATTTTCAATGGCGATGGTGCAGACGAGTTAATGGGTGGATACCTATATATGAAACACGCTGGAAATTGTGTAGAATTCGATAAGGAATGCAAACGATTGCTAACGAATATCCACCAATTCGATGTGCTACGTTCAGACAGATGTATCTCGTCCCATGGATTAGAACCAAGAACTCCTTTTTTGGATCGTACGTGGGTGAATTACTATTTGTCTCTTCCATTCACTCTTCGTTATTCGAAAGATGACCAAGAAAAATATTTGATTCGTAAAGCGTTTAGTGAGGAATATTTCAACAACCGAGAAGGAATATCTTTACTTCCACCAAGCATTCTGTGGCGCCGCAAAGAGGCATTCAGTGATGGCGTTGCGAATGAAAAAACCACCACACGTGAAATTATTTACAAACATATTCATAGTCTAGATAGTCACGCACAATTTGTTTCGTTGTTTAATGACCCGAATATTGATAACAAAGAAAACATTTTGAAATTGGTAAAAGCGGTTCCCGAAACAAAACACCTAACTCACTTGTTGCCGGAAACGCTGGAACAATTTTATTATCGTTATATATTCGAGATCCATTACAAGGGTTGTGGAAAAGCCATTCCTTATTTTTGGATGCCCAATTACGTAAAGGCACAAGACTCCAGCGCACGTAGTTTGGATATTTATAAAGAAGACGTAGAAACTGACTATGCGGTTTTACCAAATGCACCCGATGACTTTGCATAAAAAATACAGTATTCACAAGTAAATATACTTACATAGAACGAGTATATTTACTAATTTTCACGTATACAATCCATCTATATATGATTGAATATCGTCTAATTCAAATAAGGACAACTTGTTTATAAAATCGCCAAAATTCGTTTTTTTATGTATACCGAAATCCTTTCTTTCAATCTCATTGTGTTTGATTTCTTCAAACACGTCAGACATAAGATTATATGTTCGGTCGTTCGTTTTAATCAAACGTAACGTTTTCTGCAAACATACGAATGTATTTGTGGTGAAGATTTCTTTCAAGTTTGATAAATCGTTCGCTTTGGATATATCTGCAAAGTCATCTACATCGTTATTCGCTATAAAATGAGCGAACATTTGACAGAAACCATGTGAACCCATTTTTTGATACAAATGATACGGGTCAATCAATTCCCATTTTCGATGTATTCGTCCTCTGGTTACGATTTTTGTTCTACACGCTACTCGAAAATGGGTTTCATCGTCGTCGGGTTTTCTTACATTGTAACCATAGTAGATAAATAAGTCCAAATCCTGTACACGATCATCAGTCCAAGGAATGCACGCTTTTGACTGTTCAATATCAAATACCTGTACATGTGTGTTGATTTGCTTATAGACATCAACTTGACCAAGTATTTCTATAAACAAGGTTAAATAATCATTGAATGTATTCAACATTTTTATTGGAATTTCTAATTATATATTGTACAATTCTACAATATATATTTCAATTTTATCTTCATTACAAACGGTATCTAAAACTCCGTGCTAAAGTCAAATACTTCTTCTTCGTTATCCTTTCCGCTCTTGTCCGCCAAAGCATACTCTGCATTCGTGCGCTCAAAAAAGTTCACCTTGGACTCTATGCTAATGAGTTCCATGAAATCAAAAGGATTAGAAGAATTATACATCTTGTCGTATCCTAATTGGACACACAGTCTGTCCGCAACGAACTCAATGTACTGAGACATCAACTTGGAATTCATACCAATCATGCGACAAGGAATGGCTTCCAAAATAAATTCCTTTTCAATCTCCACTGCCTCTTTTACAATTTCGTGAATTTTGTCCGGAGTTAATTTTTTATGTAACTTGGAGTACATCAAAATAGCAAACTCAGTGTGAAGCGCCTCATCACGAGAAATGAGTTCATTAGAAAACGTCAATCCGGGCATCAATCCTCTCTTCTTAATCCAATAAATAGACGCAAAGGAAGAAGAAAAGAACAGACCCTCTACTAACGCAAACCCCACCAAGCGAGTAGCGAAATCGCTGTTATCGTCGTTAACCCATTTTTGTGCCCAGTTGAATTTCTTCGCAATGCAAGGATAATTTTGAGTAGCTGCGAACAACTTGTCTTTTTCTTCGGGGTCTTTAATATATGTGTCTATCAACAGGCTATACATCTCTGAATGGATGGTTTCAATGGCTATTTGGAATGCATAGAACGCACGGGCCTCTGATACTTGAACTTCGTTCATGAAACGGGTACCCAGATTGTCCGTAACTACGGCATCGCTACTAGAAAAAAAAGCTAAAATCATTTTAATAAAATTGCGCTCATCGTCACTCAATTTGGCCCAGTCATTCATATCTTGTGCGAGTGAAACTTCGCCGGTATGCCAAAACGAATCGATGGATTTTTTATACATTTCCCAAATATCATTGTATTGAATGGGAAACATTACATAGCGGCTATCGTCTGGTGTAAGAAGTGGTTCGAGTGCAGTGGCTGCATTATGTGCATTGTCGGACATATTGTTCCTAAATAATATAGTCAGTAGATTTTTATTTCATTTAGAAAATATACTTACAGTGCACACAGTGCATTTTGCCGGTTACAGTTGCACGATAGTAAACGTGAGTAGTAATTATTTAATTGGT